GATATATCTGTAGGTGAGTATCTTGTTATTGAGTGTTTTAGAAAATTAGATCCTGAAACAATGACAGATGTATATAATGACATCTATTTAAAAAGATACGTAACTGCTTTATTTAAAAGACAATGGGGTGCTAACTTATCTAAATTCAATGGTGTGGCGATGTTAGGTGGTGTTACACTTAACGGACAACAAATATTTTCAGAAGCACAAGAAGACATAAGAAAGTTAGAAGAAGAAATAAGGGGCACATACGAAACGCCTGTAACGTATATGATAGGATAATGCCATGCCAGTTAATCATTATTTTCAAGGTGGCAATGGGATTGGTAATGAGGCAGAGAAAAGATTACATGAAGACCTTATAATTGAAGGTCTAAAGATATACGGCCAAGATTGCTTTTACTTACCAAGAACATTAGTCAATAAAGATTTAGTTTTAGGAGAAGATACTATCTCTAAATTTGATCAATCATACATGTTAGAAATGTATATTGAAACAACTGAAGGCTTTGCTGGCGAACAAGAATTAGTATCTAAATTTGGTTTAGAGATTAGAGAAGATACAACATTTGTCATTGCAAAACGAAGATGGCAAAATCAAGTAGATAATCAAGCAGTACAGATTGTAGATGGAAGACCTAACGAAGGTGATTTAATTTATGTACCTTTGATGAATAGTTTTTTTGAGATACAATTTGTAGAAGATCAGGAACCGTTCTTTCAATTAGGTAACTTACCTGTCTATAAATTAAAGACAACTAGATTTGAGTATAGTTCGGAAAAAATTGATACTGGTAGATCAGAAATTGATGTTGCTGAGGATAGATTATCTATAGATCAATTACAACATCAATTAGTACAAGAAGACGGTACAGGTTTCTTATTAGAAACTTCAGATTTAGTATTGAAAAATTACGACTACTTGGTATTAGAAAGTCATGTTGATGTTAATCTGGCAACACAAACAAGAGATTACGCTGATAACGCTACGTATGAATCAGACGCAGGATTTGGTACTGCTAGTACGGCAGATGATATATTAGATTTCACAGAAAGAAACCCTTTTGGTGAAATAGATGAGGGTCAAGTATAATGTTTGGAAGACGATTTTACCATGAATCAATGAGAAAAGTTGTTGTTGCTTTTGGTACAATATTCAACAACATAGTTATTCATAGAACAGACGCCGATGGTTCTGTAATACAAAGATTAAAAGTACCTCTATCATATTCACCTAAAGAAAAGTTTTTAACAAGATTAGAACAACAACCTAATTTGAATCAAAGAGAAATGGCAGTTTCATTACCTCGTATGGGTTTTGAAATATCAGGTATTACTTATGACGCAACTCGTAAATTACAAAGAGTAGGTAAGTTTAAAAAAACACATGGTTCAGACGCAGGCCAACAATACTATCAATATAATCCTGTGCCTTATAATATAAGTTTTAATTTATATTCTTTTACAGCAACTGCTGAAGGTGGATTACAAATAGTAGAACAGATTTTACCATACTTTCAACCTGACTATACGGTAACAATCAATGCAATACCAGAGATGGGAATAAAACGTGATGTACCGATAACACTAAATAGTGTTAATTATGAAGATACCTATGATGGTTCTTTTACAACAAGACGTGCTGTAAATTACACTTTAGGATTTACTGCTAAAACTTACTTGTATGGTCCTGTTTATGCTGCTAAAGTAATTAAAGAAACAACGGCAGACATATTTACAGATACAGCAAGTGGTTCAACAAGAGAAGAAAGAATTGTTGTTGTACCTGATCCAACAACGTCTGACGCAGATGATGATTTTGGATTTACTACAACTATAACTAATTTTAATGATTCGAAAACATATAATCAGACTACGGATAGTGATGAATAATTATGAGCATAGACGAAAAAATAAACGAAGCCCTTGGTATCTCTAACGACAAGCCTGTAACAAAGGCCGTAGTCAAAAAAGAATACACTCCACCAGTTCCTAGAGTTGAAGATAAGAACAAAGAAGATGTGGATAATGATTACAAATATAGTAGAGAAAACTATTACAATCTTATAGAAAGAGGACAAGACGCAATACAAGGCATACTTGATATTGCAAACGAAAGTCAGCATCCTAGAGCATACGAAGTCGCAGGTAACTTAATTAAACAAGTTGCTGATACTGTGGATAAGTTACAAGACTTACAAGGCAAACTTAAAACACTTAAAGACGTACCTAATAAAACAAATACAAATATTAAACAAGCATTATTTGTAGGTTCTTCAGCAGAATTACATAAAATGCTAAAGAACAAAAATACACAGGTACAAAGTGAAGAAGACAAAGATTTTAAAAAGGTAAATCCTGATGACTGAAGCATATTTAGGTAACCCTAACCTATATAAAGCAAATCTCAAACAAAGTTATACCGAAGAACAAATAAGAGAGATTGCAAAGTGTATGGATGATCCTATACACTTTATAAAAGAATATACAAAGATTGTAAATATTGATGAAGGTCTAGTTCCTTTTAATATGTACGATTTTCAAAAGCGTATGGTAAATACGTTTCATAACAATCGTTTTTCTATTTGTAAATTACCTAGGCAGTCTGGTAAATCAACTACTATTATCGCATATCTATTACATCAAGTTATATTCAATGATAATATAAACGTTGCTATACTTGCAAACAAATCATCAACTGCTAGAGATTTATTAGGTAGATTACAACTTGCATATGAAAACTTACCTAAATGGTTACAACAAGGTGTATTAAACTGGAACAAAGGTTCTTTAGAATTAGAAAACGGCAGTAAAATACTTGCGGCTGCAACATCTTCAAGTGCGATTCGAGGTGGTTCATTTAACATCATATTCCTTGATGAGTTTGCTTTCATACCTAATAATATATCTGAGCAGTTTTTTAGTTCAGTATATCCTACAATTTCATCTGGTAAAAAATCTAAAGTTATGATTGTATCTACACCACATGGAATGAATATGTTTTATAAACTATGGAATGACGCTCAACACAAAAGAAACGATTATGTACCTATTGAAGTACATTGGTCAGAGGTACCTGGTAGAGATGAAAACTGGAAAGCAGAAACAATTAGAAACACTAGTGAGGCACAATTTGCTACCGAGTTTGAGTGTGAGTTTGTAGGATCAGTAGATACATTAATTAATCCATCTAAATTAAGAACGTTATCACACAATACACCATTAGTATCAAACGAAGGTTTAGATATGTACGAAAGAGCAGAAAAAGGCAAAGACTATGTTATGACGGTTGATGTTGCACGTGGTACTATAAGAGATTATTCTGCCTTTACCGTATTTGACGTAACACAAATGCCATATAAGATGGTTGCAAAATTTAGAGATAATGAAATTAAACCTATATTGTTTCCTCATACTATTGAGAAAGTTGCAAAGGCATATAACAATGCTCATGTATGTGTTGAAGTAAATGATTTAGGTCATCAAATAGCAGACGCTTTACAATTTGAATTAGAATATACTAATCTATTAATGTGTATGATGAAAGGTAGAGCAGGTCAAATACTAGGTGGTGGTTTCAGTAAAAGAGGAACACAATTAGGTGTTCGTATGACTAAACAAGTAAAACGTATAGGTTGTTCAAACTTAAAGTCTTTACTTGAATCAGATAAAATTATAATAAATGATTTTCATACTATACAAGAATTATCAACGTTTGTAAGACGTGGTAGTGGTTGGCAGGCTGAAGAAGGTTCTAATGATGATCTAGTTATGTGTTGCGTTATCTTTGCATGGATCACTAATCAAAGATATTTTAAAGAGATGACTGACCAAGATGTACGTGCTAGAATGTACGCCGAACAACAAAACGCAATAGAACAAGATATGGCACCTTTCGGGTTTATGGATAACGGTATGCAAGATGAATATCAACAAGATGATAGTGGTGAAGTATGGACGCCAGTGACCGTACGAAAAGGTGATATATTATAAATATAAACGAGATTAATGATACCTATTAGCTAATAAGGAGAACAAACATATGGCATTTCAAGTTTCACCAGGTGTTCTCGTAAAAGAGAAGGATTTAACAAATGTTATTCCAGCAATAGCAACTACGATCGGTGCTGTTGCAGGTCAATTCTCACAAGGACCTATGGACGAAGTTACGACCATTAGTTCTGAAAAAGAATTGGTAGAAACATTTGGAAAACCTGACTCATCAACTTTTGAATACTTTTTTAGTGCTGCAAGTTTCTTGCAATACTCATCAAGTTTAAGAGTTGTACGAGCTGCAAACTCTGGAAGTCTTAACGCAGTAGTTTCTGGTACTGCTTTACAGATTAAGAATACAGATCATTACCAAAACGGTGACGGTAGTACTGGACCTTACAATGATGGTTCAGCTAACGTTGGCGAATGGGCTGCTAGATCAGCAGGCGCATGGGGTAATAACTTATTAATTTCTTCATGTCCAACTGCTACGGCATATGAAGAAGTAGACAAAACAACAACAAACGATTCATCAACTGCTGTTGGTGATACAACAATTACTTTAACTTCAGGTA